CCTTGAGCACCAACTTTTTCTACGTTAACCCTTCTAACTGGGTGATACTTCCTAGCTAATTCAATAATAGTTTTAGGCATATCATATAAAGGAGAGTGTTCTCTATAATAATCAACTAAATATATATTTCTATCACTATCTATTGCAATTGTAACTATAACTTGAAAATCGCTTCTAGCATTTGTTTCATAAGCCAAGTCAACTCCCATATATACATTTACAGGAATAGCAGATTCATCAATCATCATATAATTAAATCCTCCTCTTTCTTCTATATGTCCTCTATACCTATTTATTCTATCAATTTTGAATTTAGCAGTTTCTAAGTCTCTAGCCTCATTCATGTACTCTTGAGCAAACTTGTGAGTTAATCCCATTTCTGAGAACCTTGACTTAATGTCGTCTAATTTTTTCTTTGTAAAATAATTTGGCCACAAAGGAACTCCATCAACCATAGCTTTTTTATATAATACATTCCAAGCAGATTTTCTTCCTTCTTTTTCAGCGTCTAGATATCCGTCATATACGCCTTGAAGAAAAGAGTCGTAGTGGACTATTGTACCAATAAGCCATATTGACCCTTCGTTTTCTTTTGAGTTTTCTAATGCGGGCTCTACCGTAGACATTACCCATTCTTTAATCTCCCTTCTTCTATCTGGTGTTTTAGTATTTAATTCTGATTCAAAGTCATCTAGAATAATATTAGTATATCTTAGACCTAATTGAGAACGACCACGTAAACGCTGACTTGTACCTTTAGCAATAATCCTATCTCCTCTAGCGGTAGTAAATTCCTTCTCTGTCCATTTACTCCCTTTCAAATCCCCAAAGTAATATTGTAATGCAGGGTTAATATCGATATGATTTTGTATGTACTTAATGTGGTCGATAGCTTGAGATTGTTCTTCAGACACCCAAGCAATAAATTGTTTTTTATCTGGAGGAGCAAAATATAGCTGATACAATAACGCCGTTTTTGCTAATGTTGATTTTGCATGACCTCGCGGTAATATAATACAAGCCCTTTTTTCATCTCCAAGTAATAAGTCGCTTAACTCGTATTGGTATGGAGCGGGGGACGATTTCATATAATCTTCTGGCATAAACATTTGACCAAAAGTAATAATATCTTTCTTAGCTAACTCTAACGCTTTTTCTTTTTGAGATAAGTCGGGAGGTATAATATTAAATATTTCAGGCTTCTTGGAATTCTTTTTCATAAACCCTATCTAACATCTTTAGTGTTTTCATTGAATGCCAATCTCCTTCTGGAACCTCTGTAAAAGAATTAGAGTTCTGCCATAATTTAGGTCCAGCTACATATATCCAAGCTTTTTCTGTTTCACCGCTATCTAAAGAAACCGGTACAGTTGTTCTAATATATAAACCATTAGATACACCTTCGTATTCGTCATACATATTAAGTTCTTCTGGACTTACATCCATCAATTCAACTACAGCACCTTTACCTTTTTCATTTTTAATAATAGCTGGAAATGATTCTGTTCCAGGGAAAACTAAACTAAAACCTTCTACTCTTCCAGTTTCTTCGTAGTTTCTTCTAAGTGTTCCATATACTGCTAATCTCATTATGCATACCCTATTTCTCTAGGTATTCCAATATTTATTACTTCGAACTTAGGTGAATACATAGTTAAACAATTAATACATTTAACAGCAGAAGCATCCTTTTTAACTGAATCCCAAACAAATACACCTGTATTTACAAGCTTATGTGAACATATGTGACATCTTTTACTTTTTGATATCAGCTTTAACTTCTTGAAGTTTTTTGACTTCGGGTCCTTGAATTGCATTTAGTTGCTCCTTTGTAAATCCTTGGAACAATGTAATTGATTCTGATTTCTTTTCAGTATCCATCATTCCAGATATTTTCATTAACGTATTTAGTGCTGACAACTTATCTCTATCTGTAGAGCCCTGTTTGTCTATTATACTTCTCATTTCTTCTAATAAGTATAAAGGTGTAATTTCTGCTTCATTTAAAACTTTGTCTATTTCTTCTCTAATCAAGTTTTTCACCCTATCGGTTTTTAGCAGCAGTTTAGCTTGAGACGAAGCATATGATTTTTTCTTACTAGGAAATGCATTCATATACGCATCTACAACATCATCCCCCTTTGCTACGTACTTAGCAAATAAGAATTCTTTTTCTGTTGCTTTTGTTCTTTCTTTTTTACGTACAGAGGGAGATTTGCCGTCTTTTGCAAATGTGTGCATATTAGTACGCATCTCTCCCGACATAGTTACGTTCGGATTACATACGAAAGAACCTATAATAGTCCTTACGAATGTAGTCTTCTTCTCTTTGTTGGAACTTTTTAACATCCCAACATACAATACCTGGCAAATTTGACCATCGTCTGAGACAATCCAATCATCTACAGAGGCATGCCTCCAGTCTTTACAGATAGAAGCTAAAGGATAGTATTCTCTAAACTCATCTAAGTTATCAAATAAATACTTGGTTTCACCGTTTATTGTTCTTGTTTTCATAAACTAATTACTTTTCTTCTTTGTCGTCAACATCTTTGTTAAGTTCATCAACAACGAAGTTTATATAATTATTCATAAGAAAACGTTTTTCCATAAGTTCTTGCTCTAGCTGTATAGTAGCTCCACCTATTTGGTTTGCTCTTTGAAATTGAGCTTTTGCTTCTTCTGATAAATCAGAAATTAAAAACTCGTACTCTTTTTCATTGTGCACTATTTTCATCTTTTGTTCTTTGTCACTCATTATTTACTCCATTTACGGTTTTTAACTATTAACGCCATTACTGCATATACCGCAGTATCTAAAAACGCATCTTCTATAGGTTCGTTCTTTGCCTCGAAGTTGTGTTTAGTTGACAAGTTAACTAGTCGGTTTATTTTATCATTCATTCTTACTATAATACCTAATAAGGCTATATTGACTTCTTCCTCTGATTTTAATTGAGTTCCCATGGCAATGTTGCCAGGACCGTAGTCAAATTGTTTTTTACAAAATGTCATATACATTGTGTTTAATATTTTTTTAAATTCCTGTTCTGTTTCAGGAAAGCTTTCCTTTATATGTAATACCACTTTTTCGGTTTCAGTCTTTTGTTCCATTATTATTCTCCCAGTTTTGTTTCATTGTTATTACGTCCAAGTTTTTTATGTTACTTGCTTGTTTAATACCTATACCACAGTCATAACACTTTCTTATTGGAATCTTATGTTCTATGGTTAAGCAGTTTTCATCGGGATTTTTAGAATCCCAAGGATTATCTTTGTAAATATTATACAATATAAGATTATCTTTTTTTAAGGTACTTTGGCTTTTCTTTTGCACGCTTCTCTTATATTCGGAATAAGGTAGGTTTCCATCTTTCTCCATGTCATAGAACCCTTTATTCTCGTAATATCTAAACATAGCAAGGCTTTTCTTAATATTTGTTTCTTCTGATGGAGGAAAGTCTAGGTTTCTTTGTATGCAAGCACACTTAGAATCACAGTACTTTCTTTTTCTGTATAGGTATATAGTAAGAGGTTTATCTTGTTTATTAGGATTTATAAAACTATTACAGTCTTTTCTCTTACAATACCTTAAGTCTTCCGGCTTTATCTTCATTTTAATTACTTTGTCATTTTTAGAAAATTTATACTTCTTGGATAAATCATATTTTTTCTGCAAATCTTGCACTAGTTTTTTATCTCCTAGCTTCTTAGCTGCTATTATTTGTTTTGTGATTTTTTCCACAAGTAATCTCCTACTCCTAATTGATATAATCCGTTAGATATAGCTTCTATTTGACGTTCATTATGTTCTAGCCCGGTATTATAAAAAATCGCGTGTAATACTTCGTGTATTAACGTTTCTTCTATTCTTGACGGTGCTATGTCTTCATTTATTAATATAACGTTCTCTTTTACTAGATGTCTACCATATAACTCTTTATTTCTATCCTCATGCTCTAATTTCGACGTCAAAATTTCATATGGGTGTCCACCTATGTTTAATTTCTTTTTCATACTGCCCTCCCTACGGCTAAGTGTGTACATTAAATTGATAATACCTGTCATTTGTGTATGTAACATAGTATATTATTATTACATAAGTCAACAACTAATTACAATTAATTTAAAATATATTTAACAATAAGGGAAAATAACTGTTGACAACAATAATTGAATTTTTGTACTATAATACTCGGTGCTCTTGATAATAAATAGAGTTTATTAAAACTATTACTTATATAATACTCGATACTCAGAGACCCCCTTCCAAAAAATATCTCAAAAAAATATTAAACCCCGAAATTTTTCTATTTTAGGGCTATAACCCCCGAAATTTCTATAATGTTCAAAATATCGCACTATTTTGTGTGTGCCTTTTATCTCCACAAAGGGGGGCGGGTCTTTTTCTAATTGGAAATCGTAAAATAAGGTTGAAAATTGGGATTCTAGACCCTAAGGCATTATAAAACCGACTGACTGGTCGGATTCCGTGTAACTCTAACAATATCTACACTTACAGCGACGTAAATAGTAGCCCACACTCTCACAATCTATGACTATATTATAGTATGATAACAATAAACAAAGGACATACAATGACTAAGAAATACAAAGCTAATAGTTTTATATTCCCACGCTACCAACCGGTAGATAGTGCCTTCTATAAATGGCGTAAGAAGTACGATAACAAGCCATTAGTATTTACAATGGTAGAGCATAAGTTAAGCGTAGATATTTGGAAGGATATTAAGTAATGAGGGCTTACTCCTTCTGGCGTAATACCGAACGCGTACTACATAATATGTACGCAATGTGGGATAGCCGTGGCAAACAATGCCAGTTCTATAAACTAGGCAAGGCACGCAATAATGATTGTGACGTGACCTCTGTAAAGCCGTGGCCAACACATAAAGAATATTGCCCAAGATGTCATGAACGTTTATTAAATGAGGTCAGACCTTATATACTAAGACGTAACGCAAAAACAGGTGAGTTTGTATATGATTACAACGGCCCACTAAGGTGGAAATGTTGGATATCTCCATATACTATCAAATCAAAGTAGGTCGCACTTACTCTTAAATCAAGGATAGCGGCCTACATAATTAATATATACTCTATATATATATATCTATATATTATTAGCTGAATCGCTCTTCTCTTTTTTTTTCCTTGCTAGACTGAGGGCAAAATTTCAAAAAAGCGGATTTTAAAAAGTAGAGACCTACAAGCGACGGAAGGGTATATAGAGGAGACAAATACTTAGACGGGTTCCAATTATACATAATATATATTATACGTAAATCTCATATTCAATTATACATAACACATATTATACGTACTTTGTGAAAAATCTAAAACATAAAATAGCTGAATCATCTTGTCGGCTTGTGTTGGCTGGAAGGAAGATATAAAGAAAAACGGCGACCATAATAAAATGAATCGCCGTCTTGTTGAGGTAGGGTATATGAAATATATGTTAACTGCTTGGCTTGTCCATATCTACTAGTTCACAAACTATCTTTAACTGCGGTTGTGCTTCGTATTCTATAGTTTCACCTCTTTTACGTTTAGGTAATGTTACACCATCTGTAATAAGTAATAGGTTAAAATCTAAAACTGACGTATGAACATCTGATAAAAAGGCTTTATAAGAATCCTTCATATTAGCCAATCTAATTAAATGTGTGTCTATCTTACTTCCTTTAATCATATGAGTAGATTTATAATTATCCTTCATATCCTCAACAATAGCTTCTGACAACTTGTGCTTTTTGCCCATTTTATCAAACTCCGCCAATGATGAATCATAAGCCTCGCGACTTACTTTTACTACTTCTACTACTACGTCTACTGCTTTTTCTTTTGTAGCCATTTTAACGACTCCTTTATATTTGTTAGTTTTCATAATAAAGAATATAGTAATTATTTACGTCTTGTCAAACACCTTCTGGGGAAATCTTGAAGCGACACCTATGATAGTCTAGTCGCAACCCCAACCACGAAAGCGGGGATTACTGGCTAGATAGCGGTATAATATATATATAGGTCTTAAATAGATACACAACCGAACACACATAATATATTTAAGCTCTTGATACTTATATAGATATTTAGTAAAATAAAAAGCCGTAAAAGGCTCTAATATAAACACATAACAGACGGAAGTAAAACAATGTCAGAAACAACATATATAAAATATTCAAAATGTCCGACTTGTTCTCAAAGCGTCAGTAAGAAAGTAGTAATCGCGTCGTTACCTAGAAGTGCGGAAGTTCTTTGCGTACCTAACGACGATGAAGATAATACGTGGTCAGTTACATTGACAGACTACAGAAATCAAAATACTACAGACTTTACTGCGTCGAACATGAAAGACGTTAGATGGTTTATAGAAAATGTCGCTATTAAGCTACATAGACCAGAGCATAGATTTAGTGTCGTATTTCCTACTAGTAGATATGATAGACATAGTCGCATATCAAAGATAGAATTTAATGAGTGGGCAGACGAAAATTTAAAAGTACGTAAGAACAGGACAGACTGGTATAGTAAGTTAGTCAACAAGGCAACTAAAGACGCCGTCCGCGGGTCTAACGTAACAAACAGATTAGGATATAGTAACCACGACGTAGAGTAAATCTATGTCGCAACACAGGAGAGTCACAAATGGCAAATTACGACAAACACGATAAAATTGTCTCGCTAGATAGAGAGTTTGACGTTATTAGAAATAGAGTTATGTCTTTACGTTCAGACGTAAGCACGTTCTATAATAATAACCATATAGACACGTCGAAGACACGAGTATTTAGTACTAAGTTAGACAAAGTCGTAGAGCTTATACTAGACGCAGAAAGCGTATATAAGAAACAAGTAAGAGAAACACGACAATTAATACAAGAAGTCGTAAAGGAAGTAATTAAGTAGATGTACAAAGACAAGACACAAATCAATATGCCGACGTTTTTAGCAGAAGAAAACTGCACCTTTTCGTCGGCGTCTTGTCAGACTATAGAACAAACAAAGAATTTAAGACTTTGCGAAAGCAAAAACAATTGCGTCGGTAGGTCGAACGACGGAATAACTTTAACGAAAAAGAAAGGAAGTTAATTATGTGTGGAATATACGGAATGGCAAAATCTACGACACCATATACTAAAAAACAGTATAAGGATGTTAGACGCATTATGCGAGAATTGGCTATAGACTCAGAGTCTAGAGGCAGTCACTCGTCAGGAATAGCATCAGTCGGAGATGAAGTCATACTACATAAATCACTACTAGAGTCTTCAAAGTTTGTAGACACTAAACAATATAGTTCCGTCATTAAATCATTAAAAGACGATACAAGGATTATATTAGGTCATACAAGGTTTGCGACACAAGGCAAGATAACCGTCGAGAATTCTCACCCATTTATAGTGGGAAATACCGTCGGAGCACACAATGGTTGCGTCTATAATATTAAAGAGATGGAAAAGAAACTAGACAAAGTATGTCCAGTAGACAGCCAACTTATATTTAAGTCTATAGACAAGTCAAACACAATAGAAGAAGCCGTCAAATATTTTGATAGCGACTTTGCATTGTGCTTTGTCAAAGAAAACCGAAGTGTCTTAAACTTGTGCCGTGAGACTAACAGACCGTTACACGTCGCATATGTACCCGAACTTAAAACATTGTTTTTTGCGTCGGAAAAAGGATTCATTGAGGATTCTTTAATTAGGTACACCGATTATGACGTAGACGTAATACAACTTAATAAGAATGTATTATACAGCTACGACGTAAATAAGTTTGACAAAGTAACTAATGTAACAAAGACAGACTTTGACTATGAAAGTAGAGTTTATACTTATAACATAAATAACTACAAAACTAAAACTACAAGTACGTCCTGGATTAACTACGACACCACTCAACCATATTCTAATTCAATATGGGCTAATGGAGGAATAGAATACGACAATGATGGACTACCGACTGCAGATTGGATAAGTAGAGAACAAGAAAACTTAGTCAGTTTGTATGGAGGTGACCCTCTTCAATGGATGTACGACGACGTTGATATGCAATGGCTTTATATTACCGACTATGGTGATATGCTTACTGAATATCAAATTGCGACAAAACTAATTGATAGTGGAGTTGATGATGTAGACTTAGTTGACCGAGAAGACGATTACAATCTACAGACGGGAAGGAAGGTTAAATAATGCCACACCCTAACGACCGTAGATTACATCGTCTAAGAGTAGAGCATAACCACCAAGTAGAAAGAGACGAAAGAGTCTTTTCTAATTGCGAAGCATGTGAGACAGAGTTAAATGACGACGTGGAAACACGTACTAATAATAACGGCGACGAACATTGTGAGGATTGTTATCACGAACACTATACAGACTGTACTAGTTGTGGAGACGAAGTACATAATGACGACGCACTAAGTGTAAATCAAGGTAGAGGCAGTGTTTGTGAAGGTTGTTACGACGAACATTACGGAACATGCGAAAGATGTGAGTATACGACTGAATATGATAATTTAATCTTTAGCGACGAATACGGCGGAGATTTATGTCACAGTTGTCACGACGAATACGAAAACGAATATAGTTCGACACGCTTTCCAGATTGGTCTGTAATGGACAACGACTACGTAAACTCATGCGGAGACTTTGTTAATCCGCGTAATAGTGGTTATAATATGAGTCAGACAACAGGTAAGGTCGTGAAACAAGTTTTTGACGTTGAGCCTAGAGTTAGACAGGAATTTAAAGATTCATTTACTTTAATTAAATCAAGTCGCTATCAAGGAGTAGAAATAGAGTTTAATACTAACTACTCAGTCAGTAGAGACGAAATTTATCATAGATTAAATGCAATGTTAATGACGTCTAGAACTAGTAGATTCAGAAAAAATGATTGGCACGACTATACCGAGAGAAGTCTGTTTATTGCAAACGACGGTTCCGTAACTAGTGCAGAACACGAACACGGGGCAGAGATAGTAATGAGTCCACGTCGCGGCGACGTACTTTATAGAGACTTACAAGTAGTAAATAAATCTATGAAGCAAGACTTCGACGCATACATTAGTTCAAGGTGTGGTTATCATTTACATATAGATACTAGAGATTACGACTGGTATCACTTTGCAGTCTTACTTGCAATGACAAAGTTAATAGAGCCTCATATCTTTAGTTGGTTGCCGTCTAGCCGTAGAACGTCTAGGTGGTGTCACCCAGTAAGCCAAAATTGGCAGTCTTTTAAAAATATATGCGACAGAGAATCTTTCGTAGATTTTTACTATGACGGCGATTCTTACAGGGACGACAAATATCACGACAAAAGATATTGCGGACTAAATCTACATAGTCACTTTCAAGCAAATCAAGGGACAGAGTTACGCTATCATAGTGGCACTCTTAATCCCGACAAAATGCTTCACTGGTCTATTGTATGGAGTCAGATTATTGACACTTGTTACCAAATAGGTAACGACTTACATTACAACAGAGACCCAAGAGATGATTATTGGTTTGGTAAGACCGACTTTATTAAGTCACTTAGCGACGTAGTGTGTAAAGAAACTAGAGTTAAGATTAATGATACGTTAAGTTTAATCAGAGGATTAGATTCGACGCAAGACATTCTAGAAGCACAACGTAAAACGTCTCAGTTAATTAGACGTGAAATAGGACTTAAACCTAATAGTTGGACTTTAGACGGACAAGCAGTTGAGTACGACTTTAATAGACTTACTTCATTAGTAGGAGTAGCGACTGGCTATGGAAATCATAACAGACCAACTATGACAGCAAATTGTTTGTTTGACTTATTTAATATCCCCGACACAACAAGGATATTTTATAGAAATTGGTTAGCAGACAGAATGTCTAGTAACTACTATGCAGACCCACACCACGTAGAAAAATGCTTTACTAAGACTACGAGGTTTGTAGAGTACAATAAAAATCTTAGACAATTTAATAACGTGTCTTGGATGAAACATAGAATACCACTAACAGAAAGACTGAATGAGATTTATTCAGACGTTAGATATAGATTGCAACCAAGTCTAGTTAGTGAATATATTGATACGTAAATTTAGTATTGATATAACGTCTAATAGTACGTCAGAACGTAGGCTATACGCCACTAGTCTACGTTCAACGACTACGACGCGAATTTTTAGTCGTATTCACGCTTTTTTTTTATATTTTTTTATATATATATCACACTAGCTAGATAGCTAGAGATAGAAAAAGTACTTGACTATTAAATTTATTAGATGTAATATTAATATATTATTAAAGATATGACGGACAGATATAAATATAAACAATTAACGACTGGGAATAGGCAGTCGTCGGCAACCAATCCGACACTCGTTACCCCCATAATTGTAAATATGTTTGGTTGGCAGACCTCTGTCCGTCGTAAAAATAACGGAGAAAACAATGAATAAGAAATATAAAGTAAGAGTCAGCATTCCAGTAGAATATGACATTTCAGACTTAATGACTAGTTTTGAGACTACTGTAGATGTAGAGGCAGAAAATAATGAAGACGCAGTAAATTATGCAATAAGAGAATTTAATGAAAACTACGATTTAGATTCTATATATGATGAAATATACGACGAAGTAAAAAGTAACTTATTAGTGTGGCTAGACGGAGATTATAACTGCGACACTTATGACAATGACTACTACTTTGCAGAAGAACAAAAACCTAGAGCTTTTCCAGGAATGGAAGGCAAGGGAATAGACGGAGGTAGTAATGAGTAAAAAAATAACATCGGGATATCTTAGACAAAACGCAGAGCTAAGTGGAATATTTCTACTTATAGACGGAGTAGAGTATCAAGTAGATACTAGCGAGTTAGACTTAAGTCATATTATAGACGATATAAGTATGGCAGGAGACGACAATGACATGTCGGAGTATCTGCATGAATTAATATATAAAAAAGAAAGGAGTAACAATGAGTAAAGAAGCAATTAAATTACAGACACAAGTAATAAATGCGACATCAAAACTACATAGTCTAGGATTTAGAATAAAATGCACATACATACAAGGTGCAGGTTGGGCTAGTGAACTAATTAACAATAACACTGGAGAAAACCACGAACTAGACGAACATAGTAAACCTAAATTTCAAGACGAATGCCAAGCTAAGTTAGACGCAGAGCAAGAGAAGAATAAAGACTATGCTCTAGACAATATGACTTGTGAGTGCGAAGAAGACGAATGTGAAGTCTTGGATTGAGCAAAGACAAGGAAAACGTAGTAATAAAAGATAGAGACGATTGCGTCTGGATGTCTTCTTGTTGTGGCGGTAGTGCTATGACAGAATTAGTGGAAGACGGAGACATAGGTGTAGCTATATGTAGCGAATGTCGTGACTGGTCGGACTTTGAACTGGAGGAAGAATGAACAAGAAATACTGTAATAGACTATACGATACAGATTATCTTTTAAAAAATATAAACAATCAATTTGTTAAAGATATTAATGGATATTATGTAATTTATTCTGACGGTGCAAGAGATGAGGAGGTTATGCACGACGGAGATGAGTGGATAAAAACAACAAAACTTCCAAAAGAAATACAAGAAAAGTTAATTAGACAATTGGAGGAAGAATGACGAAGCTAAATAAAGGAACTATACCTAGACTGACGCAAGAAATATTTTATAAGTGCCACCCAAATGGGTCGGTAAAATTAAACAGACAATTAACTTTAAAAGAGTTTGACAAGAAACTTGGACAGTTAATTCAAAAGACGGAGATTAAATGAGTAAAATAGATAATAGAACTACTGGTAACAAGTTGCTAGATAGTTTAAAGGTAGAGACTGAAGTAATAGGTTTTAGTCAGATTCAATTAACTTCATATATAGAACAAGCAGAAAAACTAGTCGATGAACTAGCTAAAGACTTAGATAGATATAAAGGCGGTTATTATATTATGATGGAATATTTCGATTCTATACCCGACGATGATAAGCAAGATGTTGATAAGAAACTAATGAAACTTAATTTATAAAGTTATAAAGTTTATATTGACTATAGTAATATGTAGTACGTATATTGAGATATGAAAAACAGATACCAAACCTCGTTTATGATTGATAAAGAACTTTGGATAAAGTTTAAATCTAAATCATCAAGTGAGGGAAAGTCGATTAAAGATAAGTTAAATAGTCTAATACTAGATTACGTCAATGATAATAAGGAGACAGAGAATGCCAGCAGTTGGTTTTTATTACCCAGATGGAAGTAAATTGTCCTTCGAGGATATCAAAGACGGAAATGTAGACATATTTAAAATGGGTATGTCTTTACCTACTTTAATTGAAATGTCGAAAGAAAGAGACCCTAACAGGAAGCCGTCTACAACGGAGTTGCTTGTAGGTGCTTGCGAATCCTACTTAAAGAGAACTAAGAACTATCATGTGAATCCACAAGACAGAGCTTTCTCTTTAGCAGGAACAATGCACCATGCTAAACTAGAGCAACACTCAGACGAAAGACATTTGTTAGAACAGAAGTTGGAAGAGTTTAATATAACTGGAATAGCCGACCTATATGATAGGAAGACTAAGATGTTACTAGACTACAAAAATACTGGTTCTTATAAATGTGCTCAACTATTGGGGATGACATACAGACTGGTACCAGACCCAACTGGTGCAAAATACAAAATCTCTGGCAAATGGGGGAAGAAAGGTTCTCCTAAAATGATAAAAGAATGGTACAGAGATGAAGGTTTAGCAGACTTCGGAGATTGGGGTTGGCAACTCAATTGGTATAGATACTTGCTTAATAAATCTGGTTACGACGTAGATAAGATGTGCATACAAGTTACACTTAGAGACGGTGGAGTAGCAGTGGCTAGAGATAGAGGGTTAACTAATAATATATACTTAATTGAAGTGCCGAAATATGACGACGAAGTGCTTGAGAATAAGTTTTTAAAAGCTAGAGACGAATTAACTAGGGCTTTAGAGACTGGAAACTTACCTCATAAATGTAGTGATGAACAAACGTGGAATGGAAGAAAATGTCAATCTTATTGCGACGTTAGATATCTATGTCCATATAATAACGGGAGTATAAATGGGTAAAATGGCTGAATTAGATATGCACAGAAGAGATGCTATGGAAGTATTGCACGACCAAGCAATTCAAGATGATGTATTGATACGTAAGCACCAAAACGTCTCAGAAGAACCTACTCCTCAAGACGTAGTTAAAAACAGAAATGGTTTTGATTATGTAGACGAAGGATATATGCGTTGGAGATTAAACCAACATTATCCTATCTGGTCTTGGGAAGTAATAAAGTACGAGACACTTGGAGACAAGGCTATAGTAGTACACGGACGTCTAAAGATTATGGACGAAGGTATACCACGTAGTTTTGACTCAGTAGCAGCACATAGAA